GATGAGTACTCCCGAGGGTGTTCTAGGATGAACTCCCTCCGTCTATCCAAGATGCGCCTAATTCAGGGCAGGCAGGCCGTTACCAAAGGTAGTCACTGTCGCGGTTATCGGAGGCGTCTCAAGGTAATAACGTCTCATGGCGCTGTATAAGTCGATCGTGAAAGGCAGCTGATTAGTCGTAGATTGAGCAGCTGGATCCACCAAATGTCGGAAGCGTTCGATCGGAACGGCTTTGTCTGGTCCAAAAACTGTAACTGGAAGATCAGTGTTGGTAGCAAACAGGGAACCATCGTTGAATTCGGTAGCCCATATGTAATGAGTGGCCATGCCTGAACTGATGGAATGATTTTCGGACTCTGGCATGAGGAAAGGAACAGTTGGCACTCCGAGGGGTGAAAGCTTAGACATCCACTGTTCGAGGAGTGTGAACCCATCGGTAAAATCGCGCCCTTTATAGTAATGAAGCTGGTAGGGATAAGCACCCATCTCAAGACGAACGCGCAATTTTCCTTTTAATATACGGTCCAACATCAAGCGAGGAAATATGCCGATGTTCAACATCATGACTTGCACAGGCATAACCCAGTCACCCAGCAGTGGTCGGCGGACTCCATGTGCGTCCAAGACAGTCACATCATCTCCGTTAAGGCCAAAATGAGCAAAGCTACGTTCGCCGAACTCATGCACGCCGGGATCGCCACGAGTGAACACAACAGTTGGAGGAGGAGCTAGAGGGTTGAAACCAGAGGGGGTCATGTGCTGACCAATGATGACATCACCTCGACAGATGCCAAACAGGTTGTACTCATGACTCAACGTCTCCTCAACCAGCATAGTGGCCTCAACCAGCGCAGAAGGTCTTACTTGGGGAATGAAAACTTCGGTGGTAGTGTCATAGCGCACATAGGATAGAGCGAGCTGGGTAGCCCGAGGATCTGATTCCAGAAAGGGTTGCAAGAGAACAGTCTTCTCGGAAAGATCAAAACAATTAAGAAATAGTTCATTAATGAGCTTACCAAAGACTGTAGCCTCATTAGCAGCCAGAGTAATCTGACGTAACCACTGTAATGGACGAGCAACGGGAAGTTGCATGTCAGTACATTGAGCGAGGAGTGCAATCAAAGTGGAAAAGGCCTCTGAAGCGACCATGGCATGCTGAATGTTGTTAAAGAGACCGTCATTAGAATAAACTGGAGTGAGGGTGTTAACATACCACACATTAGTCTGGAGGGGGGGATCAGAAGGATATTCACCGGATAGCAGAGCCACAGCGAGGGGACGAGCACTCACGGCAATTGGCACACCTGTGCGTTGCTGAGTCATAGGCATATTCAAGGCAGGCTGAGCAATAACATCTGGAGCCTGACGAGAAACGTTGACGTGAACGACCACAGCATCTCGATTCAGTCTGGCAAAAGGGACTTGGAAAGGCTGAAAAGGCAAAGTGGGAGCTATGGCTGCCAATTCAACAGGTAGTAGTTCGGCAAGATAGGCTGGGGTGCATGTCTTAATAATTCTGAAATTCGTTATAGCATTCATCATTGAAGCCCGAATGGACTGATTCCAATTAGGTTGGTAACGACCGTTGGAGATGATGCGCACGATCAGATCAATCACTGCTCCTCGCCAGATTGTCATCTCATTATCAACACTCCAAGTTGGGTTAGTGATTCGGATCGGCCTGTTCTGAATTGGAAGCAGAAGCACGTCTGGAGGAGTGAAAATGTTGGCGGAACCAATGATGTCAGGTGCACCATATTGGATTTGGGATGGATTAGGCCAGGCACGATGTATCGTTTCAGCCCACCAGCGTAGAACTGGACACTGACGACGATCAATGTTAGCCGGGTTCAGGAAACAGTTCGGCCAAGTAGAAGGATTATTGAAGGCGGCAGCCAAACGTTGCTGAGAAAAATTTGGATCATCCATGGGTAAGTTTTCGTATCCGACCATGGCATTCGCAACAATCATAAAGGCCTGACATGGGGCATTGGGGTCAGTAACTAAGGGAAGGGCTAGCAAACAGATAAACATGTCGACCAGAGTGTCAATACTGGTAATTGAGCCGCCGTTAGCAGGAAAAGATGACTCTGAAAGATAGGTAGTCACGCACCCGTTAAACAACCAAGCTGCGCACGATAGACGAAAATCCGAGAAATCAGAAGCCACAGGTTTGAGCTTGGACAGAATAGCGGCAGCTGGACTCTGGGTGTTGGTAGTGCTCTCGACTATGGAGGACATCGCAGTAGCAATCATCGTTGGGTTAATTTTGAGAGGAGAGACACGTGCAAGGACCTGAGCAAAGGATGACAGGATGGGCTGGATAAAATCAGCATTTGTTCCGACATTCAGATACATTAAACATTGCAGCAATTGTCTCTCCTGAGTGGATACTCTCCAAGGAAGTAATCTGGCAACGGATGGCGCAGTAGGAGCGGACACAGTAAGCAGCATTTTGGAACAACGAGAAATTGCGTCAGCGATATCAGAGGGTGAGATGTTCATCTGCATGACACGATTCATCCACAGCTCGCGAACGGCCAGGGTTAGAGAGTCACAAGTTTCGTACATGTCAGCCCACTCAGAAGGAGCGCCAGCAAAAATTTGTGCACGGTCATATCGACCGATTCTGTCACGGATGCACTGGTTAACGAAGTCAGCTGTCTTATTGTACAGAGGGACCAGCACACGTGAAGGGTACATTACTGGGAACCATTTCGCATTATCCTCACCAGGGAGAACTCGCAACTGGGAAGCTGACAGGTTAGGGGCGGCCGACGTTAGATCCATGGTGAATGGTGTACTGCGATTAAGGTGCAGATTTGACAAAACAAATTTCAGACACATGGTGAGGACATTCATTCGGAAAGTATTTGGGTTGAACGCACCGTCGGGAGTTAACCCAGAGTTCAGCACTGTAGTAAATGCGCGAATGTTGTTTTCAGTGGGGGGGGCAAGATAGACTGAACATTCACGTGATGAAGCCTGTGAGTCTAGTTTAGCTGCCCAGTTTGTGCGAAGTACAATGCGAACAACAGAAGCCTGAGGGAAAGGGGTAGCTATGTTGTAGGAAGCAGTGAACCAGGAGTAAGATATAACATCCTGGATAACATTAGAACTAACAATTGGGAGCAGTTCAAAAGAGGAACATAGTCCCGAATCCCAAGTGACTAGACGGATGCCTTCCGTCATCATCAAATCGTCAACCTCTGATACAGTTAGAACGGTCTTGTTATTAGCAGTGGAAGTGGAGCTGGCCCATGACTGAATAAAATCTTCAACAGCTGTCGCAATCGAGTAACTAGTTAATGATGAGTCGAGACCTATTGAATGAGTGGTCTGATGTATGGCTAGGGCTTCCGAATTCATGAACTGAGCCATGCATACTGTACACAGGAATCCATTATTTCGCGTTACCTTGGGCAAACCTTGCACGGGAATCTTCTGTTCCATCATAGCCTTAGCAGAAGCGACGGCCGCTGACTTAGCAGGTACCACTTGAATAGCCCCTTCATTATCAACAGCTTTGGTTCGACCGATGACATTAGTATTACCATCGCCGGCAGCGGTGAATTCAACATGCTTCACACCATCTTGACGCAATTTGTCGTTCGCAGCTGAGGCTTCTGAAGAGACAGGCGCAACTAAATCGACTTTATTACCAATTACATTCTCAGGAGGGGGAGAGGTACTCTTAGTGGAATGGTCAACCTTTTCAACATTAACAGCAACGGCCAATTGAGATGAGCCATCAGTTGAAGGAATACCAGTAGCCGCGGGATTCTTGGCAGGAGGAACGGAAACTTTATTTTTTGCAGTATCACTATCCTTAGGCACAGTCACATCATCTTTATTCTTAGTAGAGGATTTATCATCAGCATCGGAAATAGCAGCATCTTTGTGCCTACGCCTTGCAGTCTTACGCATCATGGAACGCGCTTAAGGGAATAAAGC